TGATCCCCAGGTCGGCGTGGTCGGCCATATACTTCTGACCCAGCTTTTCATAGGCTGATATGTAGGAATAGGCTTGCCGCTGCTTAATGCCGCAGGCTTGCTCGGCGTACTCTTCGAATGTGTCATAGCCCAGCTCCGTGTATAGGCCCTCATCCCGCATGGTCTTAAGATCGTGACACACATCTACCAGTGCTCTGGCCATTACCTGGCCGTTGGCCAGGATCCTCGCGTGGGTGTCGTAGGCTTTCTGGGTTGCGGGCGTTACTTCTTGCATTGTAGTGATTTGGTTATCCATAAGTCCTCCTTAACTGACTGTTTTTGACTTTAGATAGGCAAGCCAGGCTTGCATAAACTCCTGCACATCCGGCGGTGCAGGTCGGTTGTGATCGGCTCTGCATTGAATAACGGCGCCGTTTTTGAACTCAACGGTCACATAGGATTGATCCGGGTCCGACTGCTTGCGGACGAAAAGTATATCCGTCTTTCTGTCAAGGTATTGTTCCGTGTAACAGGAGTACACACAGTTGTGTTGGGCACAGCCCTCTTTTAGCAGATCCTCCGGCCCCTCGGCCGGCCGAATGAACAGTCCGCTGCTGGCGTATGTATATTTTCGTTTCAGCTTTGGCAGATCCTTAGCTAACTTCTTTGCCCGCTCGGCTTGCTCTTTTGCTTTCTTTTCGTTGGCTCGGTGAGTCAATTCTTCGGAATACTGCCGGTGCAGATCTCGCAGGTTCTGCGGTACGGCTACCTCTTTACGGTTAACATCCAGGCCCAACCGCCTGCACTGATCCAGATAGTCGCTGTAATCTGACAGCACATTTGTTGGCGTTCCATATCCTCCCGCTGCCTGCCGGTTTACCCAGTTTATTGCCTTTTGCGGAGATAGGTGCTGCCGCAAAACATCAAGCGCCTTGTAGCATTTTCGCTGACTCCATGTGTATTGGAAAGCAAGAAAAAAGAGAATATTTTTATCTGTCATTTTGCAGCCGTATTTTTTCAATGCCTTGGTTGCTTTGAGTGTTGAACAGCAAATGTTGTCTTGCGTTTTTAATTTGCGGTACTCCTGCTTGGTTAGTCGCATGGCCTTGTATGGCACCACTTGCTTGTAGTCCATACCGGTTGTGCAGTCCCACTCCACTTGTTCGGCTACCAGGTCACCGTTGCCCTCTTTTATTAGACGCTCTGTAAGCACCGGGTACCGGCTGTATTGATAAAGTAACCCAAGCAGGTTAACAGGATAGTTTGTTATTGTGCTTCGATAAAGCTGCTGGGCACACTCGTGGTATGCTTCCCATGGAAGATAGCGCAGATTGCTCCTCTCCAGCGCCTCTTCAAAGCCAAGCAGCTTTGCTCCCTCTCCCTCTGTACATTTCCAGCTGTTGTGATCCAGCTTAACCGGCTCCACCGTGCATGGCAGTCGGAGTGTTGGCTTTTGCTTTATGCTTATGTACAGCCCTCCACCGTATGTTTGTTCGGCTACAAAGTGCTGGCCGAGATTGAAGTATGCAGCGTACAGCAGTGTGCCCCTTTCCGGCGCGGCTTTATAGTTGCGCGTATAATCCTCATACACTCGAACGAAAGAAAGCAATATACCGCCGTTCCGTGTTCGCTGTGTTACCGCCACCACTGCCGTGTTTATCAACTGACTACGGCCACGCCCGGCGTCTTTGACTTGAACTTCGTGCCCGCAGACCGGGCAGCATACGGTGTCGTTATGCCGTGCAGAGCGGCAGGCTGCGTGCTTGTCCGTCCATAGTCGCATGTTCTCAATATCGATCTGCACATCCTTGCCGCAAGCGGTACAATAGCCATACCTGTGATCGCATTCTTTGTACTTGAAAAAGTATTGCTCATTGACGAATACCTCTTCGTGGGCAAACTTCTTGATCTTTTTCTCCGGCAGTTTCGGGCGGCCGTTCCAAATCTTCCGAGCCTGTTCCTGCGTAAGCGTGTTCAGTTTCTTTCCCATATCGACACCTCACAGCAGATCCAGCAGGTCGATGATCTCCGCCTTGGTCTCTTCGGCAGTAAAGCCGTAATAGCCCGCTGCCCATTCGTATACGGTGTCGTCTGGCACGGCTGTGCAGTTGCCTTCTGCTTGTTTTCGTGCGTTGCTTGTGATGTGATCCCAGCAGCCTTTCAGACTCTTGCCCTCAGCCAACACCTTATCCGCATTTTCGTCATTCACCAGGTTGTGGTCAATAATGTGGGAACACAGCAGGCGCACTGTGGCGCTGCCCATCTTCTCCGCCTCCTGGTCGATCTTATCAATGGCTTTTTGGATTTTCTCGGTCATTTCAGCGTTACCTCCTTGATCTGCGCCAGCGCGCAACGCTGGCAGTGCTCGTCCAGTTCCGGCTTGTCCAGGCCGCACCGGTTATTGATTGAGCCATAGATACACACATCTCGGCATATCGTCGCCAAGATTGCAATAGTAGTTTTTTCGTTCTCATTCTTCATTGTTGCGCTCCTCAAAGGCCATACCGGCCACGGTGCCCAGGTTGATCAGATCCCGGCATACAGCTTCTGCTTTGGACAGATCCATTGTGCTGATCACGCCCTGCACGATCAGGCCGGACTTAACTACCACCAGGTCCCCGCGCTTGTACAGGTAATATCCCTCTTCTTCCTTTTCGATAGGTTGCAACGCTCTTCTGATGAATGTCATGCCCGCACCTACAATCAGCGGTTGCCATACAGCGCCTGCGGCTACAATGCAGGTGTCCAGCGGGGCGGCATATTCTTCATTGGGGCATTGGTCTGCCAGCGGCAGATCCGCTTTTGGCATTCTTGTCATGATCACGCTGTCATCCTCTGCCAAGTCAGCGACCATGCGCAGCGTCTCCGGCGTGTATTCAGGGTGGCCGTACAGGATGTAACCGCAGCTGCCATTACTGAGCATTTGCTCGCCGTCAGGCAGGTCATATAGAAAATAGGCCTTGCTTCGCTTGCAAATTGATAACATTTTTTTAAAGTTCATCTGTCTGTCTCCTTTACGCTTATGCCGTGAATGTACAGCATAAGTTTTCGCTTGATGATGTATTCCTTTGTTTTTGTACCCTTGGTGTCCTCCACCACCCACTTCCAGGTGCCGTCCGGCTGGCAGACCTCATATACAAAGTCCGCTTTATAAATCACCGGGCGCTCTTTTCGGTATTCGCCGACCCCTGCCGGGATCAACTCATAAGGGACCTGCTCCCGCAGGTTGCGCACCAGGCCGTGCCGTTCCAACAGTTGCAGCTCCTTTGCCCGCTTGCACTCGCTCCGGCTGTCGTAGGTGCGACCATCTGTTTGTGCTTTTACCGCGTGATATTTGTTTTCGCCTTTTGCCCGCTGCCGGAGATACTCCTGGTACTGGGCAGCA